TCGAAACAATGGAAGAAGGACGTGCTGTGTGGTTGGGCATCTACATGAATGATGGTAAGATGTACCACATGAATATCGGTGGTGACAATCTGTATGTCAATTACTCTTATGAGGGTAGCATCAATGACAATCCCTAATTTCAAAAACCAAGAAGACTACCAAGAGTTTCTCAATCTATTTGATGATCGTTGGCAAGCAAAGTTTGAACTTATCACTGAGTTATGTGATAGAATAGAGCAGTTGGAAAAGGACATCGAACTACTCAAATCTTATGCTTGGGAAGTATGACTGAAATGACACGAAATCCTTTATTTTATCTTATCCTCGTCTTTGGTATCATTGCCATGATGAAGATAGTCTATAAATCCGACAATAATCGACAAATGCAATGTATTCAACGCATTTGTACCACACTACCTCAACCTCATCCCGATTGTAACAAATGACAATTCCTAATTTCAAATCCCAAGAAGATTGGGAAGTATTCACTATGCTGTTTGATTCACGTTGGCATTGTAAGAAAGCATTGCTGGATCGTGTGAAGGATGATATGTTTCCTGGATACAACTGGGATCAACTCCAAGGACAAACACTTGAAACTATCAATGACATCACACAGTCTCTTCTGTATGATGTAGAGTATACATTCAAAGACAAGTATCCAGAGTATAAGACTGACGATGATGAATGTTTCATTCCTCGTTCTTCATTCAAAGAGACTGTAACTGAAGCACTCAAGGAAGCATTGGAGAACAATGACTGACAAAACATGGCAGGTAATGAATGATCTTGAAGAAGCATTCAGTCAAATTACTACATTCTCATTTCTTCTTGACCAACTACAAGAAGCAGTAGATACTAACGACACACAACGCATTGTTGATACCACTGCTGCACTGAATGCTTTCTATTCTCCTTATTGTAATAACTGGGATAATAAATTCTTAAAGGCTTGGGAACATGTTGTGAAAGAAAACAATGCACAATGATCCAGAACCAATACCAAAGTGGGTCTATGTTGCTGGCATAGGTATTATGATCTTTACAATATTCTGTTTTGGTATTATGTTACTTGGAATGCTTACAAACTAAATACTGAAAATACGGAGAGTAAATGAATCCTGGTAGTATTCGCCCCGTCATCACAACGATGGCGGGGTATTTTATTGGAATGGCAACAATTGCACTTCCTGTGCTGATCGTGTTATTATTGTAGAGATATATAAGAGAGATATTCAAACAACATGAAAATTTTTCTGGATACTGCTGATACTCGTGAGATTCGTCACTACTATCAAACTGGACTTATTGATGGCGTGACAACAAATCCTTCTTTGATTATGAAGAGTGGTAGAAAACCTGATGATGTATATGAAGAGATCAAAGAGATTGGCATTCGAGATATCAGTATGGAGGTTGTTGGAACTCAACAACAAATGGAAGAAGAGGGGATGAGACTTTTTGAAAAGTTTGGTTTATGCACGACTGTGAAAGTTCCTTGCACAAGACAAGGAATTGGAGCATGTAAGAGATTGAGTGATGCTGGTATTAATGTTAATGTAACTCTTATTTTCTGTACCGCTCAGGCAGTTCTTGCCACTAGAGCAGGAGCAAAGTATGTGTCTCCTTTTGTCGGAAGACTTGATGATCAGTCTGTTGCTGGTCTTGAGGTAGTTCGTTCTATCTCAGAACTTTATCGTATTCAGGGTGCTCCGACAGAAGTTCTTGCTGCTTCGATTCGTAGTGTTCAGAGAGCAGTAAGGTCTTGGTATAATGGTGCATCTACTGTTACAATGCCGCCAAAAATCTTTGATCAAATGTATGATCACATTCTGACTGATAAGGGTTTGGAAATTTTTGATAATGATTGGAAGAATATTGGATTGACCTTAGCATTAGATAAATAAAGAAAAATATAAAGGTTAATGGCGACTTTTTATAATAACGCAATATTTGGTGATGGAATAGTAGCTTGTTTTGATGCAGAATCACCAAAATCTTATGGTGGAACTGGATCTATTTGGTCAGATGTTGGTGGTGGTAATGATGGAACTATAAATGGAGCAACATTTGTTGGTGCTCATACTACAAATTACATTGGATTAAATGGTTCTTCTTCCATAAATTATACTGATGCGTCATATGCTGCAGCATTTGGAACAGAAGATTTTACTGTAGAGTTTTGGATTTATAATCAACATAATAATTTCTACAGTAGATTTATGTCTACTTCCGTATGGAATATTGAACTTGGTAATGGAAAAACTTCATGGCAAAACAGTTCATATAATTTTAATGTATCTGGTCCTTCTAATAATGTATGGACACATGTTGCATTCACTAGAGAAGGAACTAATTTAAAATTATTTTATAACGGAACACAGCAAGGAACTACTGTTACAGATTCTACGAATTATACAACTGCTGGTGGTGATGTAAGTCTTGGTAATTTTCTTAATCCCAGTGCGTTTTGGCATATTGGATTGGTGAGTAATCTTAGAATGTCTAGAGGTATTGCTAGATATACTGCTTCTGGATTTACACCGCCACAAGGTCCTCTTGAAGCAGATGCATATACTACATTTTTGATTGGTCAAGCAGCTCCTTTTAGTGATAATTCTATTAATGGATATAGTTCCTATATTCAATCTGGAACTCCAACTGAAACAAAGATAGCAAATTATTTTGATTTTAATGGAAGTAACAATTTTATTACTTTATCATCAGACCCTGACATAGTTGGAGTTGAACTTACTTTTTCTGCATGGAATTATGGAGTTGATTTGAGACAGAGTTCCATTATTTATCTAGAGAGTTCTTCTGGCATTAGAGTTCTTAATGTTCATTTGCCTTGGAGTGATAGTAATGTTTATTTTGATGCGGGAAATGGTTCTAGCACTTATAATAGAATATCTAAAAATGTTTCTTCATCAGAATATCAAGGATGGCATAATTGGGTATTTACCAAAAATGCCTCAACTGGTCAGATGAAAATTTATTTGGATGGAACTTTGTGGCACAGTGGAACTGGTTTAACACAAACAATAGGAACTCCTAATGGAGCAAAATATATTGGATTTTCAGGTGGTAGTAATTATCATAGGGGAAGAATAGGTGTTTTGCATTTATATAATAGAGAATTATCTGCAACAGAAATAACGCACAATTTTAACGTAATGCGAGGGAGGTATGGAATCTAATGGGACAAGCATTTGGGCCAGCAAAATGGTGGGCAACAGGAACGGAAGGAGGTAGAAATTACATTGCCGCAAATGGTTTAATTTCTAGTGGATTAATCCTTAATCTTGATGCGGGTGCGACAGATTCATACTCTGGATCTGGAACAACTTGGAATGATGCTGTTAATAGTTTTAATGGTAGTTTAGTAAACGGTCCTACTTATAGCACTAATAACGGAGGATATTTAATTTTTGATGGTTCAAATGATTATGCGTGGTCAAACACTACAAATATTGATAGTCAATTTCCAACTGATGCTGTAACAGTATCAATTTGGGTGTATCCAACTACAAGTGGAGATATTGTTGCTGAAAGAGGTCAATATCCTGCTTTAACTGGTTCTTGGTATGATACTTGGATTGGATTAGAAACTGACGGAACATTTAAGTTTAGAACTTGGGGATCTGGAGCTACTTGGCAAACAATAAGTTCTACTGCTCAGCAATTCAATCAATGGTACAATCTTGTATTAACGCATGATGATACAACATGCCGAGCATATATTAATGGAATTCTTTATGGTGAACAATCTTACGGTAGAACATCTCCTAGCACGAATATTTTGCATTTTACGATGATGGCAACATCGCCAACAAGTTTAATTGCATCACCAAGATATACTGCAGGATATGTATCTCAGTTTGCTGTTTATAATCGAGCATTAGATGCGAATGAAGTTTATACGAATTACGTAGCAACAAAAAATAGATACCCTGAAGCTACTTTAACTGCTCCAAGTTTAGATCCTCCATTATATAGTTTTACTAGTCATACATTTACCAATTGCTCTGCTACTGGTAGAACTGGTCCTACTTTAGCTAATTGTACATCTGCATATAGTTCTACAACTTGGGCTTCTAATACTGCATATTTCAATATGACAACTCAAGGAATTCAGGAGTGGACTGTTCCAGAAACTGCTGATTATACATTTTCTGTAAGAGGTGCTGGTGGTGGTAGAGGATATACAACCGGCAATGCTAATAATAGAGGAGGATACCCTCGCGTAGTATCAGGAACAGTTAGTTTATTGAAAAATGATGTCATCAAAATTGCTGTGGGTCAACAAGGAGATGATAGTAATGGAACTTCAAATTGTTCTGGGTCTAGCGGTGGTGGAGGTGGTGGAACCTTTGTTGTTACTGGAACAACTGTTTTATTTGTAGCTGGAGGTGGTGCAGGAGGTGCAACATACAACTCTACCCTCGCTGATGCACAAAACAGTGAAAATGGTTCTACTGCTCCTGGTTCAAATACTGTTCCTGGGGGAACTAGTGGTGGTGGTGGTACCGGAGCAAACTCTGGTACATATGGATGTGTTGCTGGTGGTGGTGGAGGAGGAGGATATAGTGGAAATGGTGGTAATGCAGGTGGCAATGGTGGAGCTTCTTTTACAAATGGCGCTAATGGTGGAACTAATAATAGAAATGGTGGTTTTGGTGGTGGTGGAGCTAGTGGGCAATTTAGTGGTGGAGGTGGTGGCGGATATAGTGGTGGCGCCGGAGGCGGTCTTCCTTCATGCACTTGCGGTTCCTTAGCGAAAGGTGGTGCTGGTGGATCTTATATAACTCCAGCAGCATCTAGCACTTCAAGTTCTCAATATACTACGGATTGGAATATTGATGGTCAGGTAGTTGTTACGAAAGTATAATAATATGATCTAAATAGTTGCAAGTCGCAAGATTTTATGCAAATTCCACATTCACCTCAGCACTACCTCTTCAACTTAGATACAACAAGTCCAGGAGAGGCAAAGCGAATGTGGAGACGAAAGATAAAAGATAAGTGGGATAATCAATGCGCCTATTGTGGAGATAATGAACAACTTACTATTGATCATGTAGTTCCAAGATCAAAAGGTGGAACTGATTTTACTCGAAATGTTGTATGTGCTTGTCACGATTGTAATCAGGATAAAGGTCATACTCCTTGGGAAGAATGGTATTTTTCTCAGGAGTTTTTTAGCATTGAAAGGTATGAGAAAATAAAAGAATGGATGAAACCAGATCCACCAACAAATCTCTATATGTATCGTAAAAGAAGAAATAATGCCAGTTGATGTTTTATAAATAAATCAAAGGCAGTATATACTGTTGTTTCTGGTAAATACCGATTATAATAAATGGCAACTCCGATTCGGATAAAAAGGTCAGCCGTACCTGGAAAAAAACCAACTGTAGATCAACTCCAGCTAGGCGAGTTAGCTGTAAACTTCTATGATGGTAAACTGTTTTTTAAACAAGATCAAGGAAGTGTTGGTGTTGGAACTAGAATTATTGAAGTTGGCGGTGGAAATAATGTAGGCAAGACAATATATGTAACCTCAAATGGTGATGATGGTAATACTGGATTGAGTGATGCTGATGCAAAAGCATCCATAAAATCTGCATCAACAATTGCATTACCTGGTGATACGATTAAGGTTTATCCTGGAACTTATGTAGAAAATAATCCAATTTATTTGCCTGATAATGTTTCTGTTGAGGGAGCAGAACTTCGCCGTTGTTTAGTTACTCCTAGATATCTTAACCAAGATTTATTTTATGTCGGTGAAGGATGTCATGTAACTGACATAAGTTTTGTTGGTGGAGAAGCTAGTGATGGAGCTGCTGTAGTATCATATAGACCACTTGCTGGAGTTTCGACTGATAGATTTTTTGATGCTGCTAGATTAATACGAGAAAATCTAGATTTTATTGCTCAAGAGACTGTAGGATATATTACAAGCACGGATTATAAAAATCCTGCAATTAATATTGATTCTACAAATTGTGCTGATGATATTAAGGATGTTTATCGAGCAATATGTCATGATATTACTAGAGGTGGAAATTCTAAATGTATTGGTGCAGGAAAATCATATTTTGATATAAATGGTAATTTAGATCACATTGTTGGTTTTGGTGCAACAACAATTGATGCATTTATGCATTCTAGACAAATTGTTAGATCAATTATTAACAATGCTACTTGGGCATCTTCGAAAGGAAGTAATGATTCTGTTAATATTTCATTGGCACAATATGATAAGACAACTGGTATATTAACTGTAACTACTGATGGTGAAAATGGTTTTCTAAAAGGAAATGCAATAGAATTAGAAGGGTTAGAATTTACTTGTCCTGGAGGATCTGGTATTACGACCACAATATTTCCTGATGGAACATTTGGCGATACTTTCCCGGTACATTCAGTTTTAAGTTTACCTGCTAATAGTTTTGAAGTAATTGTTGGTGTATCAACGATAGATCACACTTATGTAAGTGGTGGAACAGCAACTTTAAAGCAAAATTATCAAACAACATATACACAAGTAAAGGATTTATCAATTCAACCAGATTACTTGACTGGATTTAATAATGGAGTTAATGGTTGTAGAAACGTCGTATCTGCAATTTATACCTGTGTCGGTATTGTTACAGGAATTATACAAAATGGTGTGGATGGATTACCTGCGACAACAGGATTTACTACAACATACCCTGGAAATTCTGGATCTGGAACTTCAAATAAAGACGAGATTACTGGAGCAACATATAATAAATTAACAGGAATTGTTGATTTATCGTTATCAAATGCTTCTGATTATAGATCTGGTGATAGAATTGAATTAAGAGATTTAGTGTTCTCTTGTGACTCTGGATCTGGAATTGGAACAACCACAGGATTGTTCCCATCAGGCGCTTATGGATATGAATTTTCAATTGAAAGAATTAATGCCGATGGAACACTTGCTGTTCAAGTAGGAATGTCTACTCTAGATCATACTTATGTAAGTGGTGGATTTATTATTGATAGATCGTTAGATGTATCTTCAGCTACTTATGATAATGCTAGTGGAATTGCTACAATTACTGCTACTGGTTTAAGTGCAAAAATTGGGCAGTTTATAGAATTAAGAGATCTTGAGTTTTCCTGTGATCCAATATATGTTGGAGTTACTTCTACACTATTCCCTTCAGGAAATAATGGTTATAAATTTAAAGTAATAGAATCATCAACTGATCAAGTTGTTGTAAATGTTGGTGTTAGCACAATTGTTCATACTTATGTAAGTGGAGGAAAAATATACCCTCCATTTGGATCTGGTGTTGGAGTAATTACCAAGGGTCCGTATGTTCGTAACTGCACCAACTTTATTCCAAAGAGTATTGGATCTAAAGTTGATGGGTTCAATGCTGATGAAGGAGATTTAATCAATAATATAGGTGTTCAAGGTTCTTATAACGTTGATTCATATACTCAATTTAATCAGGGTGGAATTGGAGTATCAGTTACCAATGGTGCTTATTGTCAGTTGGTTTCTATTTTCACTATTTGTGATGATACTGCAATTTATTCTGGTCAAGGTGGTCAATGCGATTTAACAAACTCAAACTCTTCTTTTGGAGTAAGAGGATTAGTTTCTCAAGGAGTTGGTGATCAAACAAGTAAGTGCTCTGATCGTTATACTGCTGAAGCAACTATAACGGCGCCTGTTAGCACTGCTGAAGTTGTTTTAACTGGTGTTGGTGATAATCGCCCATATCAAGGTCAAGCAGTTTATTTTGATCAAATTTATAATGTTGTTAGTGAAATTGTCATTGATGATCCAGGTTCTGGATATAGCACTCCACCAACTATAACTATTGATGCTCCTACTGGTCCTGGAATTGCAATTCAGGCTCAAGCAACTGCAACAATAGATGCTTCTGGTTCTGTTAATGGAATTACGATTCTTGCTGCAGGATCTCAATATATTGGAACGCCAAATGTCTTTGTAAGTGGTGGAAGCCCCTCTACTCCAGCATCTCTTTCTGCTAGAGTTCAACCAATTTATTATGCTATTGATTCTGCTACTTTACCATCATCTGGTATCACTACAGTCACTTTAGTTCAGACTCTAAATAATGAAGTAAGTGCAGGAACAACGGCATATTTTTCTCGACAGAGTTTCCAGATTGTAAGCTCTCATTCTTTCCAATATATTGGTGCTGGAAATACTATTGAAACTGCATATCCATCTAGAGGTGGAGTTACAATTCAAGAAAATGAAGTAATTAAACTTGACGGTGGTGATATTGCATATACAAGCACAGATCAAGCAGGTAACTTTAGAATTGGTGATGGAGTTGTAATTGATCAGCAAACAGGATCTATTTCCGGTGCTGATTATGTGAAGAGTTTATTTACACAGGTAACCCCATTTATTCTAGCATTAGGAGGTAATGAATAATGGCAATTGCAGCAGCAGCAGTTAACGTATTCCAGACAGTTACGTCTGTTGTGGGAACAAGTACAGTCGGAATTTATACTGCACCAGTAGGATATACTGGAGTAGTTCTTTTGGCACAAGTAACTAATACTGGTGGATCTACCAGTAGTATTAGTTTTGGTCATCGTCGTGATGGAGTAGACACTGAAATTGTAAAAAATTTAGCAATACCATCTAGTGATACTGCTAATCTTCTTCCTGGAAAATTAGTTGTTGAAACAGGAGATGTGTTAACAATTGTTGGTGATAATTTTGCTGGTGAACTCAAGTTTTTGACAAGTATTCTAGAAACCTCTAATCTCTAATATAAGAAATGGTAGCTCCAATTAGATTCCTTAGCGGCAGACAGCAGCAGCAAAAAATTGGTATTGTTGGCGAAACTGGCAGTGAAAAGGTATTAGAAGTTGTCGGTTTAGTAGGAATTGGTCAAACAATCTTTGACCCAAAAGCAGCGTTAGATATTCGCGGAAATGCTGAAATTTCTGGAATTTTAACATCTATTGATTTATCAGTAGATTCGTCAGCAAATCTTGGGTCTCTATCTGTTGGTGGGCTATCAACTTTTACTGGATTATCTACTTTTCAAAGTTCAGTTTATCATAATTCATTTAGTTATTATCCAGATAGTGCTGGAATTTATTTTGGCGATTCTAATGAGTTAGCAATATTTCATGGTGGATCTGAAAATTATATTCAGATAAGTGAAAGCAATCCTTACGATTTAATAATTGGTTCTGCTTCTTCTACTATAGCTGGATTTGGTTATACAAATGGTTCTTACCTTTACTATAGGAATTCTAGAAAGTTTGAAACCACTGGATATGGAGTAACTGTTTATGATACTTTACAGACAACTAATTTAAATATAAGTGGAATATCATCATTAACTACGGTTGGAATCGGAACTACAAATCCAACGGCGGTTTTAGATGTCAATGGTCAAACGGAACTTGATGATTTAAATGTATCTGGTCTTTCCACTTTTTCTGGAATATCTTCATTCTTCAATGACGTTTATGTAAATCAGAATATTTACGGAATCTCCACGGTATCAATTTATGGAGATCCAATTCAATTAATTGGTTTGGCATCTACAGATTATTTGCTTACTGCAAATTCTGGTGCTGGTGTTACTTTATACTATAATAATGTTGAAAAAGTTTCGACTACAAGTTTTGGTGCAACTGTATACGGAACTTTAGAATCGCAACAACTTAATATAACTGGATTATCAACATTAACTACGGTTGGAATTGGAACTACAAATCCAGTAGGAACTCTTGATGTAGTTGGTCATACTGAACTTGATAACTTAAATGTATCTGGCGTATCTACTTTTGGCGATACTGTTTTTGTTGATGCTAATTTAGGTATTGCGACAGCAAATCCAAAACAACGATTTCAAGTAGGTGAACTTTTTGTAGTTACATCTAATTCTGATGTTGGTATTGGAACTACAAATCCAAATGCTGAACTAGATGTATTTGGGCATACTGAATTAGACACTTTAAATGTATCTGCTGCCTCTACATTCACTGGCGATATTGACGCTAATGGAAATTTAGACGTTGATGGTCATACTGAACTTGACAACTTAAATGTATCTGGTGTATCTACTTTTGTTGGATTAGTTGGATTCGCAAATACTCAAAGATATGTTGGAAGTTACTTTGCAGAACTTCATGAAAATCCTCGTATTGAATTTGCAGTAATTACTGACACAAAAACAAGTGAAAATAGATTTGATGGTGTGGGGTCACCAATTACATACTTTATAAATGGAAAAGAATCTCCTTATTTAACTTTTGTTTCTGGCAAAACTTATAGATTTATTCAGGAGGATCCTTCAAATACTAATCATACTCTAAGATTCTATACAGATTCTGCTAGAAGTATAGAGTATTCTACGGATGTTACAGTTACTGGAACACCTGGAAATAGTGGTGCTTATACTGAAATCGTAGTAACTGAAAATACCCCTGCATTACTTTATTATGAATCTGATAATGATGATACTATGGGAAACCAAGCACAAATTGGTGGATCATCAGTATTTTTTAATAATGTTGGATTGGGAACTACAAACCCGACACAACAACTTCAAGTTGGATCTGAATTTGTAGTTGATTCTAATGGAAATACTGGAATTGGAAGTTTAACACCAGTAGGAAAACTAGATGTTAATGGTCAAACGGAACTTGATGATTTAAATGTATCTGGTGTTGCAACGATAACAACTCTTGGTGTATCTGGAATTACTACTACTAACAATTTAATTGTAAGTGGAGTTTCTACTTTTAGTGGTTTTTCTACTTTTAGTGGAGATACTTCTTTTAATCAAGATATTGATATTGTTCTTCCTTCTGATGGATCGGCAATAGGTATTGGAACTACTGCTTTTGATACTACTTCTGGATATATTATAGATATTCGTGGAAATGTTAATATCACTGGAGCATTAGATGTTGGTGGTCAAAACATACAAGAAGAAGTAACATCTGAACAAGGAACATTTGCTGGAGTTGCTGTTACTAATTTATATGTAACAGGATTTGCAACTTTCTTGAATAATCCTGTAGAGATGCAAGCAGGATTAAATGTTACTGGTGGAGATATTAATTTTGATAATGAAACATTTTATTTGCAATCAGCAGAAAATCAAATAGGTATCGGAACTACAAATCCAGAAGCAACTCTGGATGTTGTAGGTGATGTTGCTATTGATGGTAATTTAAATATTACAGGATATACTACAACAACATATCTTACTGTTGGTCTTTCTACAGATCCATATACTTTCCCAGAATATGATGGAGTATCTAATTCTTTCTTACAGTCTGATGGAAATGGAAACGTTGATTGGTTTGTCAATGAAGATCTTCGTCAAGTAACTGAATTCTCTGCTGGTGCTGGTCAGACAACTTTTAATGTTACTTATGCTCCTGGATTAGTAGATGTTTTCTTAAATGGTGTTAAATTATCGAGTAATGATTATGTTGGAACAAGTGGAACAACAATTGTTTTAAATGTTGGAGCAGCATCAACAGATAGATTAGAAGTAGTTGCTTTTAGCACTAGTAGAATTGCCTCAAGATCAATCAATTTATATTGGCAAGGTGATGATGTTGGAAATATTTTCAACTTGAATGATAATGTTGGTATTGGTATGACTTTACCAACAGCAAAACTTGATGTTGATGGGGATGCAAGAATTCGTGGTGGATTATATGATGTTGGTAATAATTCTGGTGCAGTTTCTCAAGTTCCTGTTGCAGATGGTGCTGGTGGATGGACATGGAGTGGTGTTCCTGCTGTAGGTGTTTCTACTGCTGGAGGATCTCCAAAAAATATTCAATTCCATAATGCTATTGGTGTTATTGGGGGATCTAATGAATTTAATTTTGACTTTAATACGAATAGAGTTGGTATTGGATCTACAACTCCTAGAGAAAAGTTAGACGTTAGAGGAAAAGTTTATATTGAAGATGAAATTAGAATTGCTGGATTAGCATCTGTTGGTATTGGAACAACTAATTTTGTTAATATTTCCTCCGGTATTATTACTGCATATGATGGCATTATCACTTATTATGGTGATGGATCTCAATTATCTGATATTAATGCAGGGAATATTACTTCTGGAACAATTGGAACAGATAGACTTTCTGGAACTTATAATATTAACATTTCTGGTTCATTAAGTGGTGATCTAGCTGGTAATGGTGCTGTAGTTGGTATTTTGACAGTAACGGATCAAGTCATAGTTGGATCTGCAGCAACTTTTAATATAGATGCATCTACTGGAAATCTATTTGTTGCTGGAATTACAACACTGGGAGTTGTTGGTGTAACTTCTATTATTGTAGGATCTGGAGTAGGAGTAACAACAATCTTAGATGAAGATGATCTTACTTCTAATAGTGATACTTCTCTTGCTACTCAACAATCAATTAAAGCATATGTAGATGCTACTGATTTAAGTATTTCTGCTGATAGTGGATCTGGAAATGTTATTCTTGATACAGAAACATTAACTATTTCTGGAACAGCAAATGAGATTGAAACATCGGCGCTAAATGAAACAATTACAATTGGATTACCTGATAATGTAATAATTTCTGGAATCATTACATCAAACACTGGTTTTGCGAATACAATGACGTATTCCAATACCATTACTGGAATTACAACTGATACTAATCCAACTGCATTGTATGATGATTTGGATGCCACTGTTTATCGAACAGTTGAGTATTCTGTTCAGGCAACTGAAGGAACAAACTATCATTTCACTAAGTTACTTGCTGTTTCTGATGGAACAGCAGCATATGTTTCCGAATATGGTACTGTTTATAATAATTCTTCTGTAGCATCATTTAATGTCGATGTTGCTGGAGGATATATTCGTATCGTAGCAACTGCTGGAGCAGCTACAACAACAAATTATGTGGTCAATTTCACTGCTAATAAACTTTTCCCATAAATATAAAAAAGTAAACTAGCATAGGGGATAGTGAACCTTGGCTGATCAGAATTTTAGAGTAAAGCGCGGTCTAGAAATTGGCGTAGGTGGCACTGTATTACTTGCAGAAAGTGGTGGTAATATTGGTATTAATAGTGTTTCTCCAACATCTACGGTTGATATTGTTGGAAATGTAAAAATTGATGGTGATTTAACTGTAGGTGATGTTTCTTTTTCTGATGGAGCTTTAAATAGTTTAAATGTTACTGGTTTATCAACATTTAATGATGATGTAACGTTTACTGAAGGAGTAAATAATATTGGGATTGGAACTACAAATCCCTTACAATATATTCAAATTGGAACTGCAAATACTTTAGGTGTTAATTCGAATGGTGATGTTTTAGTAATAACATCTGATCTTAGTGTTGGTATTGGAACTACAAACCCAACAGCAAAATTGGATGTTGATGGTGATGTTGATATTAGCGAAAGTGTTGATATTGGTAGTAATTTAAGTGTTTCTGGAATTTCTACTTTAGGAGTTACTACTGCTACAGATTTAACAGCGCAGCAAATTAATGTTTCTGGAGCCTCAACTTTAGGAACAGTTCAAGTTTCTTCTGGTATTATTACTGCAACATCTGGTGTTGTAACTTATTATGGTGATGGAAGTTTCTTAACAGGTGTTGCTGCTGCAGTATTTACTTTAGATGATGATGAGAATTTGCAAGCAGGAACTGGTGCTGGAGGAACTTATAGCGCTGCATCTGGTAGTGCTTGTTGCAATGTTTCAATTGGATATTCTGCAAACTATTGTATCACTCCAAATGCTACTGGGGATAATAATATATTCTTAGGATCTAAGTCTGGATTCCTTGGGAATGGAGAGAGTAGTGGAATTGGAACTGATAATATTTTTGTTGGAAGATGTGCTGGATATTATACAGAAAATGGCTCTGATTTCCAGAATATTGCTATTGGTGCAGAAGCTGGATACTGTTTAAGGTGTAGTAGTATTGAGAGTGGAAATTGTAATGTATATATTGGTGTTTGTGCTGGTAGACTGAGCCATACTGATAGTAATGTTGCTATTGGATATAAAGCTGGTTGTCAAGCATGTCCTGCTAATGGAGGAGCAAATGTTTTCTTAGGTGGACATGCTGGTGAAAACCATGGAACTAATACTTTAAGTATTTTTATTGGATGTGATGCAGGATGTAATACACAATGTTGCACTAATAATGGTTACTTTATTGGTTATAAAGCAGGACGTAATGCTTGTAAAGTTAGTGAAAGCACTTTTATAGGGTGTTACGCTGGATCAGAATCCCTTTGTCAAAGAGGTTCAATTTTTATTGGTAATGCTACTGGTGGTGATGCTAACTATGGGGCTTGTAATATATTTTTGGGAAACGAGTCTGGAAGACAAACTACATGCTCAGACTTCAACATCTATGTGGGTCAACAGTCTGGATGTAATGATTGTTATGGTTGTTATAATACATTCCTTGGTTATATTGCAGGAAGAGATCATGGTCTCAATAGCACAACTGGTGGAAACTTTAATAACTTTCTTGGATATGGGGCTGGTCATAAATCATGTATTGCTTGTAATAATAACTGGATAGGATGTGAAGCGGGTGCTTATGCTAGATGCGGACATTATAATAACTTCTTTGGAAATGCTGCTGGATATAGTGGAACTAACTCCAAATATAATAATATATTTGGTGATCAAGCAGGTCGCAATTTAGGAGCTTCTTGTTATAATATTTTTATGGGTCAATGTGCTGGTTATGGTGATTCCAACATAGGTAACAATAGTTTTTATAGTAATATTGCCATAGGTTGTAAGGCTGGATTTAATCTTTCAGATAGTTTTGATAATATTTTTCTCGGTAGGTGTGCTGGATTTTCTAATACTTCTGGGGAAAGAAATGTTGCTATAGGAGAATGTGCTCTTGCTACAAATACTTGCAATGTAGGAAATATTACTATTGGATATGAATCTGGATTCTGCTTAGCAAATAAATTAGGCAATGATGCAAATACTATAATTGGTTATTCTGCAGTTTCGAATCCTAATGCTTCGAATGGATGTGTTAGCTACTCAACAGTTATTGGTTATCTTGCTGGTAGCAATTTAGGTTGTGCAAAAGAATCTACTATAATTGGTTTCTGTGCAGGAATTACTGCTTGCACATGCAAATCTGTTATGATTGGATGTCTTGCTGGTAGCGATTCTCGCGGACAAGAGAATGTAATGTTAGGTTCTCTTGCTGGTTGTGCAAATTGTGGCAGTTATAATATTTTATTTGGTAAGCAGGCGGGAGCACTTTTACAATCATCTTCTTGCCATAATGTAGCTATTGGATACTTAGCAGGTATTTGTTGTGGTGGTGATTGTAATGTTTTACTTGGTAAAGAAGCAGGATTTTGTAATAAAACTGATCATAATGTTGCAATTGGTGCTTTAGCACTTTATGGAGGATCTGGTGGGGTTACTGGAACTCATAACATAGCGATTGGTGAAAGTGCAGGATTTCGCAACACCTCTGGAGCTTATAATAATTTCTTTGGTAAAAGTGCTGGACACAATAACATTACTGGAAGTTATAATAACTTCTTTGGAACACTGGCAGGGTGCTGCAACGATAGTGGAAATCATAATAACTTCTTTGGTTCTTACGCAGGTCTATGCAACACCACTGGGTGTTATAATAACTTCCTTGGGCGTTATGCAGGAGTCAGCAACACCACTGGATTTGATAATAACTTCATTGGTAATCAAGCAGGACGCTCCAATTCCACTGGATGTTATAATAACTTCATTGGTCGTTATGCAGGATGCGACAACAGCACTGGATCTTTGAATAACTTCATTGGTCAAAGAGCAGGAAGATGCAACACCATTGGAGGTAATAATAACTTCATTGGTAATCAAGCAGGATGCTCCAACACCACTGGATGTCATAATACCTTCATTGGTAATCAAGCAGGAAATCTCAACCAAACTAATAGTCACTCAATCGCTATTGGTAAGGAAGCAGGATTTTGGAACCAAGGCGACAATAATATTTACTTAGGTGAATGCGCCGGTAAAAGCTCCAGTAGATCTGCTTGCACTACTGGATCCAATAACGTAGCAATAGGTAAGAGTTCTGGTGCAAATATTACTACTGGAATTGTTAATAACTTCATTGGTTTATATGCAGGATACTGCAACACCACTGGATGTTCTAATAATTTCTTTGGTCGTTGTGCAGGATTTCGCAACACCACTGGAGATTATAATACCTTCATTGGTGGTGAAGCAGGATTTGGCAACACCACTGGAGGTTTTAATAACTTCATAGGTCAAAGAGCAGGATACTGCAACACCACTGGAGGTTCAAATAACTTCATTGGTGCTAATGCAGGATACTGCAACACCACTGGAAGTCAAAATAACTTCATTGGTTCTCAAGTAGGAAAATTCAACACTACTGGAAGTTTTAATACCTTCTTAGGTCATAGAGCAGGATGCAATAACACCACTGGAAGTAATAATAACTTCATTGGTCAATGTGCAGCATACTGCAACGAAACCAATAGCAACTCAATCGCCATTGGTTGTCAAGCAGGATTCTGGAACCGAGGTGACAATAATATTTACTTAGGTGAAAACGCTGGTAGGAGCTTAACTAGAACTGCTAACACTACTGGAACTGATAACGTAGCAATAGGTAAGAGTTCTGGTGCAAATATTACTACTGGAGGTTGTAATACCTTCATTGGTCAATGTGCAGGATACTATAACACCAGTGGATGTTATAATAACTTCATTGGTTGTGGTGCAGGAAAATGCAACACCACTGGATCTCTTAATAACTTCATAGGTCTATGTGCAGGAGGAAGCAACGACACTGGATGTAATAATAACTTCTTTGGAACTAATGCAGGAAAAACCAACGACAGTGGAAGTAATAATAACTTCTTTGGTAGTCAAGCAGGATTCTGCAACAGTATTGGATGTAATAATAACTTCATTGGAAACCAAGCAGGACAAAACAATGACACTGGAAGTAATAATAACTTCTTTGGTCAACTAGCAGGATTCTCCAACACCACTGGATGTTATAATAACTTCTTTGGTCGAAATGCAGGAAGATCCAACACCACTGGAAGTGATAATAACTTCTTTGGTAATCAAACAGGATACAACAACACCTCTGGAGGTTGTAATACCTTCATTGGATCATGTGCAGGATACTGCAACACCACTGGATGTTATAATAACTTCTTTGGTGATAATGCAGGAAGATTTAATATCAGTGGATGTTATAATAACTTCTTTGGTAATCAAGCAGGATACTGTAACCAAACCAATAGCAACTCAATCGCCATTGGTAATGAAGCAGGATACTGGAACCGAGGTGACAACAATATTTACTTAGGTGAAAACGCTGGTAGAAGCTCCAGTAGATCTGATTACACTACTGGATCCAATAACGTAGCGATAGGTAAGAGTTCTGGTGCAAATATTACCACTGCATATCATAATATCTTTATTGGTCGATGTGCAGGATACTCCAACACCACTGGAAATTATAATAACTTCTTAGGTCGAAATGCAGGAAGATGCAACACCATTGGAGGTAATAATAACTTCTTAGGTGACTATGCAGGATCCTCCAATATCACTGGAGGTTATAATAACTTCTTAGGTAATCAAGCAGGAACAAATAACGAAAGTGGATCTTATAATAACTTCTTTGGTTTATTTGCAGGATATTGCAACACCACTGGATCTTGTAATAACTTCATTGGCTATCTATCAGGATTCTCTAACACCACTGGATCCCATAATAACTTCTTAGGTTTCTGTGCAGGATATGAGAACAGAACTGGATGTCATAATACCTTCATTGGTTGTCGAGCAGGAAGTATAAACACCACTGGATCCCATAATAACTTCCTTGGTTTATTTGCAGGATACTGCAACACTGATGGAAATTATAATAACTTCTTTGGTAATAGTGCAGGATACTGCAATACCGGAGATAATAATAACTTCATTGGTTCTTCTGCAGGTCTATGCAACACCACTGGATCTTGTAATAACTTCTTTGGTAATCGTGCAGGATGCGACAACACTACTGGATGTTATAATAACTTCATTGGTAGTTGTGCAGGAAGAAACAACACCACTGGATGTTATAATAACTTTTTAGGTCGAGACGCAGGATACAGCAACACTACTGGATGTTATAATAACTTCATTGGTTTTTCTGCAGGATACTGCAACACCACTGGAGATAAAAATAACTTTATTGGTGATGGAGCAGGAAGATTCACCACCACTGGATCTTGTAATAACTTCTTTGGTGCGTGTGCAGGATACAAGAGCTGCTTGGGAAATGCTAATAACTTCTTTGGTAATAAAGCAGGATTCTACAATAATGGAGATTATAATAACTTCATTGGATATTTTGCAGGATTATGCAACACCTCTGGATGTTATAATAACTTCTTTGGTTATCAAGCAGGATGCAACAACACCACTGGATGTGGTAATATCTTCATTGGTCGAAATGCAGGAGAGGACAATTGCACTGGAAATTTAAACGTTGTTATTGGTGCAAGAAATCTTCCTATTATAAATGGAAGTAATCAATTAGCAATTGGTGCTGGATCCACTAATTGGATTACTGGTGATAGTTCTTATGATGTTACAATGCCAGGAAATCTTTCTGCTCTTTCTGTAACATCAACTTCTGATAGAAGTAAGAAGAAGAACATTAGACCAATTGAAAATGCATCCGAACTTGTGAAGCAACTTGAAGGTGTTAGATTTGATTGGGTAGATAATGATAAACCATCAATTGGATTGGTTGCACAAGACGTTGAACAAATCATTCCAGAAGTTGTAAATACTGCAAGTGATGGAACAAAATCAGTATCTTATGGAAATTTGGTTGGATTGTTGGTTGAAGCAATCAAGGATCTGCAAAATCAAGTTAACGAACTGAGAGGTTGAAAAAATGACTTTTAAAGTTGGAGTTACAACTGTTATTGATTATGGAACTTATGTTCATGAGTCTTTTTCTAGAGTTGGAGTTGGAACTACTGAGAATAAAAAAATACTTGCTTCTGATGGTGCTGCTAATGATTTTTTTGGATACTCAGTCGCAGTAGGATCCGGTAGGATCGTTGCTGGTGCTTATGGTCATAATGTTGGTTCTAATGCTGATCAAGGATCAGCATACATCTTTGATCTTAATGGTAACCAATTAGGAATTATTACTGCTTCTGATGGTGCTGCTGATGATCAATTTGGATTCTCAGTCGCAGTAGGAAACGGTAGAATCGTTATTGGTGCTCGTAATGATGATATTGGTTCTAATCTTAATCAAGGATCAGCATACATCTTTGACCTTGATGGCAATCAATTAGGAATTATTACTGCTTCTAATGGTGCTGCTGATGATCGTTTTGGATCGTCAGTTGCAGTAGGATGTGGTAGGATCGTTGTTGGTGCTTATCTTGATGATGTTGGTTCTAATGTTAATCAGGGATCGGCATACGTCTTTGATCTTGATGGTAATCAATTAGGAATTATTACTGCTTCTGATGGTGCTAATGGTGATTCTTTTGGATATTCAGTTGCAGTAGGAAATGGAAGAATTGTTGTTGGTGCTCCTTTTCATGAGGTTGGTTCTAATAATAATCAAGGATCAGCATACATCTTTGACCTAAATGGTAATCAATTAGGAATTATTACTGCTTCTGATGGTGCTGCTGATGATCAATTTGGATTCTCAGTTGCATTAGGAAGCGGTAGGATCGTTGTTAGCTCTCCTTTTAATGATATTGGATCTAATAATAATCAAGGATCAGCATACATCTTTGACCTAAATGGTAATCAATTAGGAATTATTACTGCTTCTGATGGTGCTGCTAATGATAATTTTGGAAGATCAGTTGCAGTAGGATCCAGTAAGATCGTTGTTGGTGCTTATGCTGATGATGATAATGGTGGTGCATCTGGATCAGCATACATTTATGATCTAGATGGAACCAATGAAGTTAAAATAACTGCTTCTGATGGTGCTGCTGTTGACTGGTTTGGATACTCAGTTGCAGCAGGATCTGGTAGGATCGTTGTTGGTGCTTCTCGTGATGATGACAATGGTAATGAATCTGGATCAGCATACATTTTTAATTTACCACAAGATCAAAGTTCATATTTTGATGAGATCTTGGAAACCTATAAATACTAGAAAAATGTGAAGTATGTCTTTTGCATTTAAAACGAATAATAGTATTATCGTTGATAACAATTCTTTTTTTATAGGAACAACTGGGTTTAGTACGAATATCTATTCTTCTGAGGTTGGCATTATAACTGCTTCTGATGGTGCTGCTGGGGATGATTTTGGAGCCTCAGTTGCAGTAGGATCCGGTAAGATCGTTGTTGGTGCTCGTAATGATGTTGTTGGTTCTAATGCTGATCAAGGATCAGCATACATTTATGATATCAATGCTGGTATTGGAACTACTGAGAATAAAAAAATACTTGCTTCTGATGGTGCTGCTAATGATCATTTTGGAGACTCAGTTGCAGCAGGATCCGGTAGGATCGTTGTTGGTGCTTCTCAAAATAATAATCAAGGATCAGCATACATCTTTGATCTTAATGGCAATCAACTAGGAATTATTACTGCTTCTGATGTTGCTGCTGGTGGTGAATTTGGATACTCAGTTGCAGTAGGATCCGGTAGGATCGTTGTTGGAGCTCCTTCTGATGATGTTGGTTCTAATAATGCTCAAGGATCAGCATACATCTTTGACCTTAATGGTAATCAACTAGGAATTATTACTGCTTCTGATGGTGCTGCTGGTGATTTTTTTGGATTCTCAGTTGCAGTAGGATCCGGTAGGATCGTTGTTGGTGCTATTGCTGATGATGTTGGTTCTAATGTTGCTCAAGGATCAGCATACATCTTTGACCTAAATGGTAACCAATTAGGAATTATTACTGCTTCTGATGGTAGTGCTACAGATCTTTTTGGAAACTCAGTCGCAGTGGGATGTGGTAGGATCGTTGTTGGTGCTTATAGTCATGATGTTGGTTCTAATGGTAATCAGGGATCAGCATACATCTTTGACCTAAATGGTAATCAATTAGGAATTATTACTGCTTCTGATGGTAATCCTGGTGATAATTTTGGAATCTCAGTTGCAGTAGGAAACGGTAGAATCGTTGTTGGTGCTCGTTATGATGATATTGGTTCTAATAATAATCAAGGATCAGCATACATCTTTGATCTTGATGGCAATCAACTAGGAATTATTACTGCTTCTAATGGTGCTGCTAGTGATTATTTTGGACAATCAGTCGCAGTAGGATCCGGTAAAATTGTTGTTGGTTCTAGAGATGTTGCAGTTAATACTCAAGGATCAGCTTACATTTATGATACTCCAAAACAAACACATTTTTTAGATCAACTAGATGGGAGATAATAAATGACTTTCAAAGTTGGTGTAGGAACTGCTATCAGAGCAGCATATACTGATAATGGTGTTCCTTATATGTGGGAAAGTGGTGATGTAACTACTATTCCATCAAATGAGTTTAAAATTAAAGCATCTGATGCTGCTGATGATGATTATTTTGGAAACTCAGTTGCAGTAGGATCCGGTAGGATCGTTGTTGGTGCTTATGCTGATGATGATAATGGTGCTGGTTCTGGATCAGCATACATTTATAATATCAATGCTGGTATTGGAACTACTGAGAATAAAAAAATACTTGCTTCTGATGGTGCTGGTGGTGATAATTTTGGATGGTCAGTCGCAGTAGGATCCGGTAGGATTGTTGTTGGTGCTTATGGTGATGATTATAATGGTAATTTAACTGGATCAGCATACATCTTTGACCTAAATGGTAACCAATTAGGAATTATTACTGCCTCTGATGGTACTGCTGGTGATTATTTTGGATGGTCAGTCGCAGTAGGATCCGGTAAAATTGTTGTTGGTGCATTTTTTGATGATGATAATGGTAATGCCTCTGGATCAGCATACATTTATGATCTAGATGGAACCAATGAAGTTAAAATCAGAGCATCTGATGGTGCTGCTAGTGATTTTTTTGGATTTTCAGTCGCAGTAGGATCCGGTAAAATTGTTGTTGGTTCTTATGGTGATGATGATAATGGTAGTGCCTCTGGATCAGCATACATTTATGATCTAGATGGAACCAATGAAGTTAAAATAACTGCTTCTGATAATTTTGCTGGTGATCAATTTGGAAGATCAGTCGCAGTAGGATCCGGTAGGATCGTTGTTGGTGCTCCTTTTGATAATGATAATGGTAGTGATTCTGGTTCAGCATACATTTATAATCTAGATGGAACCAATGAAGTTAAAATAACTGCTTCTGATGGTTCTGCTGATGATAAATTTGGATGGCCAGTCGCAGTAGGATCCGGTAGGATCGTTGTTGGTTGTAGTGGGGATGTTAATTCCAATAAAGGAGCAGCATACATTTATGATCTAGATGGCAATCAACTAGAAATTATTACTGCCTCTAATGGTGCTTCTGGTGATAATTTTGGATACTCAGTCGCAGCAGGATCCGGTAAGATCGTTGTTGGTGCTCGTCTTGATAATATTGGTTTTAATAATCAAGGATCAGCATACATTTATGATACTCCACAGGTTTACACTCTTTATGATGCAATTGATCTTCAATATGGATAATACCTTTCACATAAATATCTTTATAGATAACCAAAAAAGTACGATATTTTAAGCGATGACTAACAACAGAGAGCTCTCTCAATTTGGGTCGGTTTTAAACTTTGATGAAGACAGTAACTTTATAGGAATTAATACCCTAGTTTCTGAGACTCAGTATACTGTTGGAATTGGAACGTCAATTTTATTTTTTGGTTCTACTGGTATTTTAAGTGCTACTGCAATTTATGCAAACGGTGAAAATATTATTGATATCATTGATGCAAAAGCAGCAGAAGCAGCAGCTTTTGCAACAACAGCTGGATTCTCTACTTATGCTTCTTTTGCAGGATTTGCAACTGATGCAGGTATTTCGACAAATATAAAAGGAGGAGATACTGGAGATATACCATATCAATCTGCTGCAGATACAACAACATTTTTAGACGCTAGCTCAGCATCAACTGGTCAAATTATTCTTTGGAGTGGATCTGCTCCAATATGGAGTGATGTAAGTGCTGCTTCTGGATCTTTTGGTGGTATTACAATCCAAGAAGATGGATCTACTGTTGGAACAGCGGATAGCGTTTCAATTGTTAATTTTGGAAGTGGATTAATTGCAAGTTCTTCAGGAATTGGTGCAACAATTATTGCACAAGTTGGTTTAGGATCGGATACGACTGGTGATTATGTCGATTCTATTACAGGAACTGCTGGTCAAATTGATGTAACTGGTGGAACTGGAGAAGGTTCAACACCAACAATTTCACTAGCCAATAATACATCAATACCTGGAAATCCGACAATTGCTGGAGATTTGCAGGTCAATTCAAATTTGAATGTATCTGGAAATATTACTCTTGGTGGAACAACTGCTTTTGTCACCGAAACAATTCTGAGAACTACAAACCCAGATGTTATTGTCGGATATACGACAAATATTGATGGTGATGATGCGTCTACAGATATTACTGCTAATAGTGGTGGTATTGCCATTGCTTCTACAGAAGGAACACCTTTAGTTGATTTAGTTATTGCTGGAATTGAAACTCTTCCAGTAACATATAAAAAGATACAATGGTATCGAGCTGGAGCATTTAGTGGATTAGGAACTGATGCATTTTTAATTAACTATGCTCTTGGTGTTGGAACTACTGAATTCCAAAGTGGAGTAAGGTTGGCAGTTGGTTCTGGCATTACAATGTCAGATACAAATATTTCTGCAACAAGTTTTAATGGAACTACTTTTACGGGAACTACATTTGATGGAACTACATTTACTGGAACAGCAAATGCAGTAAGTAATAGTTTAACAAAGGGAAATTATGTTACTTATAGTTCTGGAACAACATATAATGGATCTGCTGCGATAACAATTGGTGTTGATGCAACTTCTGCCAATACAGGAGATAAAATAGTTGTTCGTGACTCTGGTGGTAATTTTAGTGCAGGAGTAATTACTGCTACTACTTTTGATGGAAATGCAGGAACTGCAACTTCACTAGCAACTGCTAGAAATATTGGTGGAGTATCATTTGACGGAACTGCTGATATTGATCTTCCTGGTGTTAATACTTCTGGTAATCAAGATACATCTGGAAATGCTGCAACAGCAACGGCTTTAGAAACTGCTAGAAATATTGGTGGAGTATCATTTGACGGAACAGGAGACATTGATCTTCCTGGTGTTAATACTTCTGGTAATCAAGATACATCTGGAAATGCTGCAACAGCAACAAATGCTGGATTAGCAACAGATTTAAGTATTAATGCTACAAATGAGTTAGTACTACAAACAGGAAATAATGCTACTTCTACGTTAACAAACGGAACGAGCGGGTATCTTCTTCAAAGTAATGGATCTGGAAGTTCTCCAACATGGGTAAATTCTGCCACTTTCTCAGTAAGTTCTGCTTCTACAACTACAGATGTTATTGGTGGAATTGCTTCTGTTACACAACTTTCTGTTTCTGGAGTTTCTACTTTAGGAACAGTTGAAGTTTCTTCTGGTATTATTACTGCAGCATCAGGTATTGTAACTTATTATGGTGATGGTCAATATCTGACTGGATTGGGATTCAAAGAAGATTCTGATTTCAATTTATTTGCAGGTTCAAATTCCGGTGGTGGATATGATCCTGCAGTAAATCAAGGAAGATTTAACGTTGCAATTGGATATTCTGCCGCATATAATTTAAATGAAGGTGATAGTAACGTATTTTTAGGAAGATATAGTGGATTCTGTAATACTGATGGATGTTATAACGTATTCTCTGGGCATCAATCTGGTTATAGAGTAACTACTGGAAATAATAATATTTCTTTAGGATTCTGTGCAGGATATGGTTCTGTAGATTCAACAGGATCTTATAATATATTCCTTGGAAATTGTGCAGCATATTCAATTACTTCTGGTGCAAGTAATATTGTTTTAGGAAATTGCGCAGGTCATAATTTAACAACTGGAGATTCCAACGTTTTTATTGGATGTAAATCTGGATATAATCATACTGCTTTCGGAAATAATGTTTTCTTAGGAACTCAAGCAGGTGAATGCTCCAATGCATCTCAAATAAATGTTCTTATTGGTGCGGCAGCAGGTCAAGGCATTAATGATGGATCCAGGAATGTAATGCTAGGATCAAGATCTGGTACAAATATCAATAATGGATCTTCAAATACTTTCGTTGGTGATGATTCTGGATGTCTATCTGTTGATGCTTGTTTTAATACATTTTTAGGTAGACAATCTGGTTTACGTAATACCAGTGGTAATTCTAATGTTTTCTTGGGTTGTGGTGCAGGATGTTTAAATTGCACTGGAAGTAATAATGTATATCTAGGTAATAATGGTGGATCACTTAATTTCCCAATTTTAAATGGAAGTAATCAACTTCTCGTTGGTAGTGGATCCACTGCTTGGATTAATGGTAATTGTGATTACAATGTTGGTATTAATTCCACTGCTCCGCAAGAAAAACTAAGTGTTATCGGAAAAATACATCTTGATAATACATGTGGAAGTGTTTTCTTAGGGCAAGGAAATCATCAATCTGGAACTTCTGGATCATTTGATGTTGCGATTGGATGCAATGCAATGAGATGTTTCAATGGAACATCAAGTTGTTCCGTTGCTATTGGATATCAAAGTATGTGTTGTGTTCAAGCATCATCCAATAGCATTGCTATAGGTAATGGCGCCGCGATATGCAGTTTCTGTAATAGCGATTCTATTTTCATGGGAACTTGTGTAGGTGGTGATTGCGTAAGTAATACTTGCGGATCAATTTACATAGGTGCTTGTGCTGGTCGTGGAGATACTGGATGCTCTACTAACACCGGAACTAATAATATATTCCTCGGAACGTTAACTGGATCTAATAATTTCGTTTCTGTATCAAATGTTTTCATTGGTGATTGTGCTGGAGCAGGTAGTGCAAATTCAATAAACAACGGTAATTGTAATATTTTCGTTGGAAAACAGGCTGGATGCAACATTTGCACGGGTGATCATAATATTGCTCTTGGGACGTTGTCTGGATGTGGAACTTCAAGTGGATGGGCGGGATCTAATAATATCTTCCTTGGAAATAATTCTGGAAGACAGATTGATGAAGGAAATTACAATATTGCAATTGGCAGATGTGCTGGATATACGAATCAAGATGGGTGTTGCAATACTTTCCTTGGATTTGATGCTGGTCTTTTAACAACGGGAAGTCGAAATACATTCCTGGGTTCATGTGCAGGAAAAGATCATACCAGTGGATCTGGTAATGTAATTATTGGAGACCAGATGAAGCAAGCCTGGTCTAAAACTGGAGATCATCAACTAGTTGTTGGTGCTGGGGGAACTTCTTGGATTGAAGGAGATTCTTCATTTAATGTTGGTATTGGAACTGCCTTACCTACAACAAAACTTCAAGTCATTGGTGAAGTTACTGCAACTGATTTCAATACAACGTCGGATCGAAATCTAAAGACAAATATTGCAACTATTAGTGATCCAATTTTGAAGATAAATCAACTTCGTGGTGTATCTTTTAATTGGTTAGAAAATTCCAAACCAGCGATGGGCGTTATTGCAGATGAAGTTCAAGAAATTATTCCAGAAATTGTAAATGATACTGATCCAAAAACTGTTAATTATAATGGTTTAATCGGTCTTCTGATTGAAGTTGTTAAAGATCAACAATCTCAAATTAATGAACTGAGAGATCAACTTTCCAAATTAAACTGATTGTCTAAATACTAAAAACTACCCAGTGTATACGAGGACGGTAGATGGCAATCAAGGTAGCAGGAACAACTGTAATTAGTGATGATCGCAACTTAAATAATGTTGGGATTATAACAGCATCTTCAATTGTAAAATCTTCTGGAACTAGTTCTCAATTTTTGAAAGCAGACGGAAGTGTTGATTCCAATGCTTATGTGACATCTTCGGGAAGTGTTGCTTCTGCTACAGATGCTACAAATGCAGCGAACGTTGCAATTACTAATGATACTTCATCAACTTCTACACATTATGTTCATATTGGAGATGCAACAACTGGTAATGATGGCGTAAAGGTTTCTAATACTAAACTAACATTTCAACCTAGTACTGGAACATTAACTGCAACGTGTTTTAGTGGTGATGGATCTGGTCTTACAGGAGTTTCTGCTGGATTTTCGCAAGATGCTGATGGAAATTTATTTGGCGGAACAGGAGCTGGTGGAAGTTATAATGCTTCTTCTGGAACTGCATGTCTTAATATTGCGATAGGATGTAATGCTGGTGGTGGTGGATCATTTGGTTCTGGTGGTGATTATAATATATTCTTAGGTGAGATATCTGGATATTGTATAACAAGTGGTTGTTATAATGTTGCAATTGGAAGATGTTCTGGTCATCGTTTAACTACTGCTAGTGGAAATTCTTTTCTTGGTAGATATGCTGGAGAAAGAACAACAGGAAATAATAACTCTTTTCTAGGTATTAATGCAGGTAGATATAACACAAGTGGGTGTTGTAATGTTTTCCTTGGAGTAAATTCTGGATATTGTAATGGTGCAGGTAATGATAATGTCGCCGTTGGTAAAGAGTCTTTACGATTTCAAACCAGCGGAAATAATAATAGTGCTGTAGGAGATAGCAGTTTATATTGCACAACAGGTGGCGATTACAATTCTGCTCTTGGATTTAACGCTGGTCGTTGCAATTTAACTGGATGTTGCAATACATTTTTGGGAGTATCTGCTGGTTGTAATTTAACATCAGGAAATTCTAATGTTGCAATTGGAGCTGATATTGATTTTCCAAGCACAACTGCCAGTTGTCAATTTGTCGTTGGTCAAGGAACAAATTATTGGCTTTCAGGCGACAGTTCATTCAATCTTGGAGTTGGTGGAATCACATCTCCTGCAGCTAAATTGCATGTTGCTTGTTGTGCTATAATTTCTCCAACAAGCGCATCAGCATCAAATAGACTTACAATTAAATCATATACGACAAATAACGGAACTCTGAGTGTGGAGGGAAATTCAGGTCAAGTTTTCTCTGTTAATAATAATCTTTCGAGTGGATCTATATTTTCCGTTAATGATATTTCAGGTATTGCAAAAATTAATGTTGATGCGAGCGGAACAACAACAATTGTTCCTACGATTGCTTCTGATTATCTTGGTGTTGGTGTTGCTAATCCTACTGCAAAACTTCATGTTGTTGGTAGCGTATTTTTAGATGGTGGATTAAGAGAAAAAGTAAATGTTGTATCTAATCGTTTAAGTAGTAGCACAAATATTAATCTTGAAGATGGAATGGTTCATTTATTTACAGTGGCAGAAAATACAACATCTACGCCAAATATTAGATATAACTCTAGCACTTCATTGAATAGTGTGATGGGAGTTGGTGAAGCAATCACTGTAAGTTTAATTACAACTGCTGCTTCTGCTGGATATTCTGCACAACTTACTATAGATGGATCTAGTCAAACAGAATATTGGAATGGTGGAAGTGCTCCTTCTACTGGAGGTGCTAGTGGTAGAGATATATACACTTATACAATAATTAAAACTGCAAGTGGTGTTTATACAGTTCTTGCTAATTTAACCAACTTCTCATAATACTATGTCTCCAATTTTAGGTCTCAATGGTTTTGGTGGTGGAGTAAGTTCAAATCTTAATGTAACTCCAATTCAAATCATTCCTGAGGGTCAACAATCATTTCAAACAAATGGAACATTTAATTGGTCAGTTCCATCTGGTGTCAATTCAGTTTCTGCTGTTGTAATTGGTGCTGGTGGAGGTGCTAGTGGATCTCCTGGAACTAGTGCTTGGTCAGGAGCTGGTGGAGGTGGTGGAGGTCTTGCATATGGAACTTTTACTGTTACACCGGGAGAAACTTTAACTATTACCGTTGGTTTACGTGGAAATGGTGGAAGTGGCACTGGTGCTGGAGGGCAAGGTGGATTTAGTCAGATTGCTAGAGGGGCAACATCACTATTGAGAGCAAATGGTGGTAATGGTGGAACTAATGCTTCAAGTGGAGGAAGTGGAGGAAGTGGTTCTGGAACTGAAAGAGATGGTGGTGGTTCTGGTGGTCTTGGTGGTTCTTCACAAAATAATAATGGCGGTGGCGGTGGCGGTGGTGCTGCTGGATATTCTGGTAATGGAGGTAATGCAGGAACTGGTAACGGCGGTCGTGGCAATGCTGGTACTGGTGGCGGAGGCGGAGGCGGAGGCGGACAATCAGGTGGTGGAACGCAAAATAATGGTGGAGGCGGTGTAGGTCTAAATGGTCAAGGAATAAATGGTAATGGTGGCAACACTGGTAATCCCGGAACTGGTGGATCTGGTGGAAGCAGTGGAGCATCTGGTGGAAATGGTGGTGGTTACGGTGGAGGTGGCGGTGGAGCTGAAGATGATACAAATCGTGCAGGTGGTGTTGGAGGTCAAGGTGCTGTAAGAATTATTTGGGGGGCAGGGAGATCTTATCCAAGCACTAACACTGCAGATGTATAATAAATAAAAAAAAATATATTATTAATGAATAAGAAATTTTATTTTATGGCTGGTCTTCCTAGATCTGGAAGTACTTTGCTTTCGTCTATTTTAAATCAAAATCCAAATTTTTATTCGGGACCATCAAGCCCTGTTCTTGGTGCAATGTATGCTGTGGAGGAAAATTTCACAAGCAATGAGTTGTATCATGGTTATCCAAAACCAGATCAAGTAAGAGAAATTATAGGCAGCATTCCATATCATTTTTACAGTGATATAAAAAAATCAGTTGTATTTGACAAAAATCGTGCATGGACTGCTAGAGTTCCGTATATTGAGAACTACATTGGTCAACAAGCAAAGATTCTTGTTCCAGTTCGTCAAATAGATGAAATCCTTGCATCTATTCTTTCAATGGTTCATCGCAATCCTTTTCGAGAGGGTCAACCAAGAATCAATTTCGTTGATGAACAACTTGTAAAAACAAATACACCAATTAATGATTATAATCGTTGTATGTATCTTTTGAATGGTGGTGGTATTGTTTATGAATCTTTAAATGCTATCATGGAAGGATTCGTTCAAGGTATGCGTGACAAAATGCACTTCATAGATTATAATGATCTTGTAGAAAGACCTGAAGAAACAATGTCAAAGGTTTATGAGTTTCTTGATGAGGAACCATATGAACATCATTTTGATTCTCTTCATAATTCAAATAGAGAAGATGATATTTCAACATATGGTTTAGCAGATATGCACGAAGTTCGCTCAGAATTGAGAAAGACTTCAAAAAATCCATCATCTGTTCTTCCAGAAGAAATTTTAGATCTCTATAAACAAAACAAACAACGTCTTGAGTTTTGGGGAACTCCCGACATTGTTTCTCTAAAACCAAAAGCACCCCTAACCAAGGATAATAAAATTATAGTGAGTTAGTATGGCAAAACAAAAGTATTCGATATTTCATGTTCAAGGTGGATTTGGTAAACATATTGCTGCTACAGCAGTAGCTAAATGCATCAAGAATAATCATCCAAGTAGGCAACTCATTCTATGTGCTGTTTATCCTGAAATTTTTACAAATCTACCGTTCATTGATCGAGTTTATCAATTAGGAAATACGAGTTATTTCTATCAAACTTATATTGAAGATCAAGACTCTTTAATTTTCCACAACGAACCATATTTTACTACAGACCATATTCATAAAAGACTTCCTCTAGTTCAAAGCTGGAGTAAAATGTATGGTCTTGAATATAAAGGAGAGATGCCAGAAATCAAATTCAATCCTTTACAGAAAAAGATTTCTAAAGAGTTTTGGAATGGTCGTGCAAACGGCAAACCTATTATGGTTCTTCAAACTAATGGTGGATTGTATAGTGAGCAGAGACCATATTTATGGGCAAGAGACATGCCTGTAGCATTGGCTCAGAGATTGGTTGATCATTATTCTGATGATTATCATATCTTCCAAGTTAAGAAACCCACCAGTGAGACTCTAGACGGCGTAGAAGTCATTCAAGATCCAATGAGTAACATGGAACTGGTCAGTGTTCTTTTGCATAGCAGTAAAAGAATTTTAATTGATAGTTGCTTACAACACGCTGCAACAGCACTTAAACTTCCATCTGTTGTTCTATGGAATGGAACTAGTCACAAAGTTTTTGGGTGGGATATGCACACAAATATTCAAGCAGAGAAACCAGCAAACTTTAAACTTCCAAATAGTTATCTATTTGATTTTGATTTTACTGGTGTTGAAGCAGAATACCCATATGTAGATGAAGATGAAGAGATCTTCGATTTTGATAAAATTGTAGAAGCAGTTGACAAATGAATGTAATTGGTCTTTATGGTGCGATTGGTTGGAATGTTTTAATCTCCGACAATCCAAAATTAAAAAATCAAATGAATGAAAGTTGGACACATGGATCTAGTGTGACTTTGTTCACAAATGGAAATCATGTGTCAAGCATTAGTGAAGAAAGGTTGAGTGGAATTAAATATGATGGAAATTTTCCACGCAAATCTATCGATTATTGTCTTTCTGCTGGAGATCTTTCTAAAGAAGATATTGATGTAGTTGTCATTCCATCAATGGCAAATTCTAATTTTTATAAAAACTATATCAATAAAACACTTCACTCCAAGATTAAAAGATACTTTCCTAAAGCTAAAGTTGAGATAGTTTCTCATCACCTTTGCCATGCATACTCTTCTGTATTTTCTTCAAATTATAATGAAGGAACATTTATTACAATGGATAATGCTGGATCAATTCTTTTTGATGCTCCTGGAAATCCTTTTGCAACTGAAAATCATTCAATTGGATATTTTAATAAGGAAAGGGGAATCTTCAGGTATTATCCTGGAATTCCTCAGATGAATAACTTTGGCAATTATTATTGGGTATGGGCATATAAAATCTATACCGAAATGATTAAAAAGAATATTGATATTACTGATCCAAAGTATCGTGAAACTTTTTGTGGAAAGGTTATGGGTCTTTCTGCATATGGTAATGTAAAAGAATTTAAACAAGATTATCGTCAGAGTTTTGAGGGTATTCCTTCTCTTACTTTTAATTCTTTTCCTGGGCAAGATTTTGTTTTTGGAAATATGACTCCAGAAAATAAAGCAAAAACTTTGCAGCATAATTTTGAAGAAGGTATGCTTGCTTATATGAAATCACTTAAAGAGGGTGGATACATTGATAATAATCTTTGTTTAGCAGGCGGTGTTTTCTTAAATATTCTTGCAAATTCTGTTATTCGTAAGAATAATATTGCAGAGAATATTCATATTCCACCATTTCCAGATGATACTGGTCTTTCCTTTGGTGCAGCATGTTATGGTGTGTTCAAGGAAAAGGAGAAGGTAACTCTTCCACATAATATTTCACTTCTCGGACGCACGTATAGTGATAAAGAGATTGAAGAGTCACTTGATGGGTGGGAATATCAGAAATTTGAAACCTTTGAGGATATTTGTCAAATTACTGCAGAATATCTTGCGGATAATAAGATTGTTGGATGGTTTCAGAATAGATCAGAATTTGGTCCTAGAGCACTTGGATCCAGATCTATCCTTATGAATCCAACTCCCAAAGAAAATAAGGAAACACTGAACACCAGAATTAAGCATAGAGAAGAATGGAGACCATTTGCAGGAATTATGCTTGAAGACTACCAAGAAGATTATTTTGTGGATATCTATCCAAATGAATATATGCTTTATTCTCTAACAGTAAAACCACATCAAAGAAAGAAACTTGGTGCGATCACTCATAAAGATTTTTCTTGTAGAATTCAAACTGTAAATGAAAAGTTACATCCAGAAGTAACTTTACTTCTGCAAAAGTATAATGAGAAAACGGATTGCCCCGTTCTTTTAAATACTTCTTTTAATGATAATGGTCAACCAATTGTTGAGACACCAAAAGATGCAATTAAAACTTTTGAAAATATCGACTTGGATTATCTTGTAATTGGAAATTATCTTGTAATTAAAAAAATCTAAATAAGAAAAAATGTATCTTGAAAAGAAAATGAATTTTGTAGTATATTCTAAAGAAGGTTGTCATCATTGCTATAAAATTAAGCAAGTTTTAGAATTGACATCAAGTAAACATGTTGTTTATACTTTAGATAAAGAATTTACTAAGGAGCAATTTTATTCTGAATTTGGGGAGGGTTCTACTTTCCCTCAAGTTGTTTGCGATGAAAAAAAAATAGGAGGATGTGTTGATGCAATCAAATTCCTCAGAGAACATAGAGTTTTCTAAAACAAACATAAATAAAAATAAGAACCACAAGAATCGTGGTGTTGAATTCATTCTTAATGGAGGTAAAAGAAAGCACACTCAACCATTTCACGTTATTTTCGAAAAGATGGTTTGCTTTCTAAATCGGGAAGTAACTATCTATTTCGAATTTTCCTTTAAATTTAGGAAAAATTAGATAGTATCCCGGAGGAAGAAGATGTTAGCACTTAGTTTAGTTTTTGGTGTATTATTCACCATTTTATTTCTTGTTGTGGGACTTGTAACAGGTTGGGTAGCAAGAGAATATATGATGAACTATCGGGAAGTGCCAAGACCTCATCCCGAAATGTTTGACAACCAAGGGAATTTAATACCTGATGAAGTAATCGCATTTAATTTTGAAAACTATCATGACAACAGTATCGAAGAAGACGACGACGAAGATTCCTGATCTTCCAAATAATCCTTTAGCATTTGAAGTTCTAAGTCTTGCATCAAAGCAAAGATCAAAAGCTAAAAAAGTAGAAATTTTAAAAAAATATGAGCATCCTTCTTTAAAATCAATTTTTATTTGGAATTTTGATGAAAGTGTTATTTCAATGCTTCCAGAAGGTGAAGTTCCTTATTCTGGATATGATGATCAAAATGTCTATAGTGGAACACTGAGCACTAAGATTACTGAAGAAGTTCGTAAAATGTATGAGACTGGATCTTTTTCATTAGGATCTAGTGATAAGCAAGGTCGTACTACAATTCGTAGAGAATATAAGAATTTCTATCATTTTATTAAAGGTGGAAATGATGCGATGAATAATATTCGTCGTGAAACAATGTTCATCAATATTCTTGAAGGTCTCCATCCTCTTGAAGCAGAAATTGTATGTCTCATTAAAGACAAAAAACTTTCTGATAAGTATAGTATAACTAAAGAAGTTGTAGCTGAAGCATATCCAGATATTCATTGGGGAGGTCGTTCGTGATGGCAAACAATCTGGCAGATCCGCCAAAGAAAAAAGAAAAAACTATGGAACAACCTAGCATTAAACCATTAGGTCCAAAGTATGGATGTGAGGTTTTGCAAGAAAAAACAACACGCCAGTTAGCAAACGATAAGACCCTCCCAAATGATGCGTATTTGATTACATATGTTGTTGATGGAGAAACTTATATGGATTTGACTCGTTGTAAGAGTCAGGTTAGTTTGTTTGATATGTACTATGATACTTATGGTGCATTATCAGTAAAAAATATCGAGTATGGATATGGCACAGTCAATCCAAAACTCTGGGGCAATAAGGCACCCGAAACCAAAAAGCGAAAGTGATTCCCAAAATCGGCGGAAAAAAATCCCGGTAAAAATTTGCTCTCTAAGATTTTTTAAAAATTGTAATACAAAAAGTTGTATCAAACCGAACTTTTTGTAGTGGTTAATACAACCACTTGACTATATAGAATATCGGGTCTATAATAGACCTGTCGTTCATCGGGGAAACCCGACGCAAGTAAGTCGCGGAACGGAGCATCGTTCATCCCATGTTTGAATTATTACTTTATACAACCTTAAATTGCTCTGAAGCAAGAGAATTAATTTCTTCTATCAGAGATCATTCGGATCTACCTGATGCCGTAAAGGTTGAGCTTGTAGAAACGATTAAGGACGCTGTAACAGTAAGAGATTTTTGTAACTGGGACGCAAACGACTGAAGGAACGGGAATACGGATCCTGCGTAAGCAGAGAAGGTTAACTTTCCATTTCTTTAGGAGTAAAATCATGGCAAAGGTAGTTTATCGTGGTGTAACATACGACACCGTAGAGCGTCGTGAAAAGCAACACGCAAACCAACAAAAGCGTTGGTTTAGTGAAATTTATCGTGGTATTAAGCATGATAAACAGGTAATAATTGTAGGAGGAGAAGAATGATCTTTCAACTCTTGGGACTTAGTTCTTTGGGTATGATAGCATTCATTAGTCTAATTTACGGAGAAGTTTTACTTCTTAGTAAAATTCAAAAATGATCTTAGAGTGGGGGGTTGACTTCCCCCTTTTTTTTGTCTAAAATGTGAGTAGTAAGAACCTTTTTATGGACAGAGAAAGACTTAAATTGATTGTTCGAAACCTAGAACTATTGGTAGACTCACTAAAAGCAGAAATTTTGTCCGATGTTGACGCATATAAATATGAAAGTCAAGTCGATCCTTATGTAAGTTACGACGAAGTTTTTGAGGACGACGATGACTGATAGAGCAACTAAACTTTTAAAACTCCTGAAAAGAATGCTAAAACAGGAGCATCTTTATACCGAAGAACAAATTATAGAGATGAAAAGAAATATTCGTTCGGTAGAAGAAGAACTTGATAGAATTAAACTAGAAACATCAAAAGGATTTAAGAAATGAATGCAAAACTGGTAAGTATCACTCCCGATGCCGAAAAGACCATGGCATATATTGCCCGTGTGTCAAATCCAAACAACCAAGACAATGAGAATTTTTCTGGATTGTTGAAGTATTGTATCAAGCACAATCACTGGTCTGTATTTGAGCAGAGTTATATGACACTGGAACTTAAGTGTTCCCGTGCAATCGCGGCTCAAGTGCTTCGTCATAGATCCTTCACATATCAAGAATTTTCACAACGCTATGCGGATTCAACTCTTCTTGGTGAAGAGATTCCTATTCCAGAATATCGTCGTCAAGATGTAAAAAATCGTCAAAATTCGATTGATGATCTCGATCCAGTAACTGTGGATAAACTGGAGCGTCAGACAAAGACATTATTTGATTCTGCCATGGCACTCTATGGTCAAATGCTTGATCTTGGCGTGGCAAAGGAATGTGCTCGTATGGTGCTTCCTCT